GTACTTCGACAAATAATTGATTAAGTAATCTAACATGGTTGACTTGCCAACTCCAGTTTTGCCAAATAAAAGTAAACTAAAAGGTTTAACCCTCATTGTAGTATTACGTTTACTTATCATTAATTTGGTCTTAACCTTCTGGAGTGCTAAGAGTTTTCCATTCAATACATTTCTGTATGAACCATGCGGTGCCCCTTTTATCATCTCTTGCGTCATTAGGAATATATTATCCAATCTCAGTTCGAATTCCTGTATTGTACAGTCCATTTCATCCCAGTTATTCAGTTCTATGAGCGGTGCTGCCGCCACCATATATGTGAACTCCTTCTCATAAGTGAGGAGTTTATCATCAGAATAGAATAAACGCCAGGGATCTTTGGACTGAAAAGCTTCATGACCGCGCTCGTAAAAATAAATGACAGTTTCAAAACACACTTCAACAATGTCACTAAATGAATAAACGCGCTTTTCAGCTTCCATGTGGAAAACATTGAGATTTCCTATGTTGAACTTAATGCTGTTAATTTTACACAAACCTATGGTCAAAACCATCGCTAAAAATTTATATAATTTACTGGCAGCTTCACTATCTCTAATAGCTTTCCAGTTTCCTAATAATTGTTTAACAGTTTCAAAAGTATCAACTTGGTGCTCCATAATATCGCTTTGATTACGTTTTATCCCAAAAAGTTCCTCAAAGTAGACAAAAATTGTTTGGATGATTGACTCATCATAATATATTCCCAAATATAAGTTTAATATACTAATGAATTGGGCAATATTGGCGCTATACCTGAGCGCCACCAGGACGGACATAAGTTTGTCCATATGATATAACAAATTTCTGTCACCTCTTAGTTCATTCTTGAAATAATCTAGGGGACCTATGTGCAAATCAGGCAATTTGAGCGTTTTAAGGCGCTCATATTGCTTCGATTCTAGTTTCTTACCCACGCGAAGAAACTTAGAATCCTGTTTGCACAAAACTTCAATGAAAGAATTAACTTTCGTCTTGTGGGATTTGATACCTTTGGCGCACTCTCGTCTCGCATGGAGAGATCTTGCAAAGGTCTTCGGGTCCATCTCATTAGACTGGAGATCCGGTAATACTAATTTACACAACATAAGTTCATTTTGGGATCGGCACACAGCACTAAATATTTTTTTTATTTTATTATTATAACAACACAATATTTTATTAACATATAACATAGAAACGGTGCTCAACTTTGGTGTACTCATGATAGAATAGCTCTTAGCATTATTTAGGGTTAAATAATGCCAAGAACAAATTCTACCTTAAAAAAGGTAAAAAATGCTCAAGGCACCCCACAAAAGGTAACACGTGATCTCAAAGTCAAAGGGATTGGGGCCTGTATTGCTACAGATGCTTTAGTATTGCTACAAAGACTATAATAGATATTACTCAGGTTTGCCGTGACCTAACTGATAAATAATATCAACCCACTATTTCCCTTATTCTATAGAGCGTGCGTCCCACATCGAGGGGATTTAACTCCGTCAACCCTCACGGGCAGCCGGCTCGGAATAAAATAACAGACCCTGTTTTATACGACATGGTTGGGTTCGGGTTGCATTAAGCTCCCAATCCATGAAGGGGATATGGTTGATTACCAGATTAACTCTGCGTGTACGTACGCTGAAGTAGTAAACGTTGAAGGTTACCTATTACCTACAAGCAGTCACTTTGGTCTTTTCCCGTGCCGGAGTGACACAAACACGGGTATGAATTGTTTTCAAACTTTACCTTTCGGTAACGCATTTAATGATTCAGCAAGTATGCGTAACTCTAAGCTGAA